GCACTATTTGCGAAAGTTGCCGGCGAGCCGGTTTCTACAATATTCACGTCCTTATACTTAGGAATTCCCAGGAATCCAAAGGGAAGGTAACGAGTGTCCGTAGAACCGTTATCGACATCTGTATTCATCTGCATACGAATATATCGAGATGCGTTGTCATACTGGCCAATTAATTTATAAGCTTTAATGGTATTGTCCCACGTAGTATATCGATCGCCAACCTTACGCCCCACATAATTTAAAGAATTGGGGTTAAGATTACAATCATTAAAAGTTTCTACTACTCGAACAACGTTGTCGGAGTCCGAAAGCTGTCGCACGACAATAGAAAAGGTTCCATAGTCGGTAGCATCGTTGGTAGAAGCCTTAACATCTTCAACCGAAATCTTTAAAGTGCGACTAGTCCACGCCCCTGGTTCATCCAGAGCCACAAGCTTGAATAATTTTTGCATGCCGGTGGGGGTGTAAGAGCCGCTGTTGGTGCTCAAATCCTGCGAGATTAGCCACGGAGTTTCCGCGGAAACCAGCGGCATTTCAAAATTGCCAGCGCTGGTGGGCCCACTCCCCTCCTGTAGGGGGAGGAGCACTGCGTAATAATTGCGGGAGGCTGCGTTCGGTACCGTATCTTTAAGGGCCCTATCATAGGTCTCCCCCAACCAGTACTTGACCGGGTTCACAGTGGTCTGAGCATTGGTTAGCTGCGGGTTCGTATTAAACACCTTGCGAATATACAAAGCAGAGTCCCTGTTAAAATTAAACGCCGACTCAAATGTGCTCGATCCGCTATAATTTCGAATCAAAGCATTAAACTGATATTCAGTACCCGCCTTGGTGGATGTGATAAGAGCGCTGGTGCCCGTCACATCTGCGGATAGGCCGGCCATGGTGCCGCTCAGCGCTATACTACAAGGGTTTGTGGCGCCGCTCACCACATAGAATGTAGCTGCATGGGATCCGGTAATAACGCCCGTGCTGACGCCACCCGACATCCCCATGGGACTTTCGAAGGTTGACGTAACACCAGAGCCCTGACCCGAAGCGGTTAGAACAAACTGGTTGCCCGGCTTTCCTTTAGTGCTCTGTGTAATGCTCAAGATGGGGAGGTTCCCTGCGGTAGATCCACTGTTAACTGTAAAATAAGCTGACGCAGAAGCAGCGAACGACGCCGTGAGGTTGCCTAGGAGATCATTCGCAGCTGCGGCCGGTAACGTTCCTCCGGTAAGATAGGCCTTAAAGTGAGAAGGCCAAGAGGCGGGACGACCGCCTGTGGTGGCCCCACTAGGATGAGATGCAATAAAAGTAAAGGTAGTGCCGTCGGATGCAGTTAAGAAAATTTTGTCAGCAATGGACCCTGAACGGTTGGCGACGAGCGCTGAGTTTACTACTAAACTACCCGTAGCAGCAACGGTGCCAGCAGAAGAAGAATTGAAAATGAAAAGCCCATAGGCACCCTGACCACTAGTGGAAGAGGGGGCGTTTACTTTCCAACCGGCATTACCGGTAGCAGTTTTATTAGGACTCTCGGCCCCTAAAAGGCGCACATAGGTGAGAGGGGAGCTGTTACGTAAATAGGCCTGCGCAGCGTACGAGCCGTACGTGGGGCCAACGTTGTTTCCTTCTCGCCAAACATCACCACCCGCTCCACCGGGGACCGGGTTGCCAAACATGTTGATAAATTCTGAAAAAGACCCCAACTTGATGGGGCGGAGGCCGGGGCCTCGGGGGCTTCGGCCTACAACGACAGGGCCTATTCCAGCTGGTGAGGCAGGAAGCTGTGAACTATCGATTTCATTGATAAAAACACCGGGGGATACAAATCTAAACTTCTTAACTGACATATCAGTAGCTCTCCTAAGGACTAAAATTTAACTTTATCATTAAAGTTATGCTTTTATTTTCTGTATTAAATAGTACGCGGGCTCTCCAATAGTATTATTCTCTATAAAAACCTGATTTCCCAATGTTTTCAGGTATATCGCCCACTACTACGTGCTCTCGGGGGATCTTAATTTCCACCGCATTCTCTCTCTTGACGATCTTCGGCCTTTCCTGGTTTTCGCCCTCTCCGATTAAATAGCCGAGAACGTTGGCCGTTATGGTGGTTTCATAGTTCCTTTGAGACATGTCTAAGTTGTTGACATTGCTATTGTTAGCATACGTTCCTTCAAGGAATACTTCAAACTTATGATTATCGCGAGATATTCTGGGAGGCATTGTGGAGTTGCCGGTGATGGTGACCCAAGGCTGTACCAAGTCGTTCATTTGGGCCTGATATTCCGTTCTCAACGACACTTCATATCCCACCGTTATCCACGTGGGGAGCGGAATAGTAATAGTTTCATATACAACCTTGTTGGTGGGCATGTTACGAGAATTAGTATTTTGGAGGCCCGTGCGTACAGCTCCGGGGCCCAGTCTACGGGCGGCCAAAGCATTTTGGAACTCTGCTGTTTTCTTTTGGTTTATCTTGCGTGCTATCGTAATGGTACCCCCTTTCTCGTCACCGAGAGGGTATAAATTTGCATAAGGGAGGCCTCGCTTATTCGGCTCCTTGGTGACAGATTTTCTCTCGATCGTGATAAGGGGCAAAATAAGCGTTTCTTGGGCATCTCGTAAGTCTTTATCGTGCTTAAGCTGAAAAGATCTTTCTTGGGACACCCAAATGAGGGGCACTTTTTTAAACCCGTCATTAGCTTGAACAGATAAATTTAATGTCTTGTCCACAAAATTATAAAACGCATAATCGATCGTCTCCAGTGTAGACGGCATGAATTCTATCTCTTGTAAATTTTCCGCTACAGTGGGAGCATCCATATAGGCAAAACGAATTGCCGGCTTGCTACTATTTTTTTCTCTTTCTAGCTGTTGCTGGGTTTTCTTAACCGGCATCGTTTATCCCCCTAAATACCCCTCTGCGGGCCTTAATACATTCGGCCGCCACCTGGAATTTGTGGGCAACTTGACCGAAATAGAAGCGCGTATCGTCATAAAGCTTCGCTATCTCGTACAGGACCTCTCCATATTGGACGAAGTCCCCTGGCCTAACGTATAGGTCCTGATCTTCTGTTAAGCGCCTACGATTGAAGTACACAGTCAATTTTGATTGATACTCGTACGAATATTTATCATTTGTCTGGGTATTCTCCACCTGAACGAAAGCATAGACTCGAATAGGAGGCAAAAAAGTCTTACTAATGGCCTCCCCATAAAGGGGATGAAAGTTGGTATTATCGAGACTGATAGGATAATAAATAACAGTCTGGCCTAAGACGCGCTCAGCGAGTTCATCGTTAACCTGCTTAACGTAGTCCCGCTCCTTCTCTCCAAAAAACATAGGAGGGGGTGGTGCGGGTGGTTGTGACCACTTGTTGTCTGGATCTCCCATCTACCTTACCCCACAAAGATGCCGGTAGGTACATCAGCAAAAATTGTTTCTACGCTGTTGCCCAATTCGGCATCTTTAGCTGCTATAGCCGCATAAGTAACCTCATCAAGTGTGGTCTTAAGTTCATCACGTAGCGCGGTTTGTTCAGCCTGCGCTTGGCTGATCAGGTCACTGGCATTAAGCTGCACGGACTCGCCGGGAATAGGAATAGTTGCAAACTTTCCACGAATCTGTCCTAGCATCTCCTTAGACAACGCTAGAGCAAAGCGCCGAATCCACTGTTTTCCTATTGAGTTTATATTTTCATAAGGAATATTTTGATATGGCATCGTGTTTAAATTATTAATTCCTTCAACCCCAGTCTTTCTATTAGTATCTGATTCCTCCCATGGTACATCTTGAATATTAAAGTTAACCCACATTTGCCCGGGGGAAAGCCAACCAGACGGGATGGGGAATAAACGTAAATTATTATTTTTTATTTCGTACGACCAATGAGACACCCGCGTATACAAGGCGTCTTCATAAGCCATGGCCTGCAATTTATTTTGCCAGACCGGGACTATATCAAAAGTGGAATCATCCGCATATTGACCATAAGTCCGCAAATTACCGACTACGCTGAAGCCCCCATAATAACCATAAAAACGCCACATAGCGTTCGGAGTTTTAAAGAACACTTTCCTAATAATAATTCGTTTGTTACCAACTTGTCCATAGTACGGCTTCGATGTCTCTGTGTCGGAGGAGGAAGATATAATACTCTGCAGATCATAATCTTGTTTTCCAGTCTCGATAGCAAAAGAGGCTGAATAGATGGTCTCGGTGCCCCCCAGGTCTACTTCGGTGGCCGTACGATCGCCCAAGCGTCGAGCATACCCATAATCAAATTTGGGATAGCGTAGCTCAATATTAGATCCCGATAGGCTACCCGTATAAATTTGGCCGTCTTGATCAAAAGTACCCGTGGTGTGACCCAACAAAGCAGAAATAGAATTTTTTGTTTGATGAATATTAACTATATAAGAATATTCTAGAATGGCTTCCTCATATGCGGCATAAACATTCCCCGGTGTAAGCTCAACATCCAACACGTCTCCACCTAATTTTTTATAAGTATAAGCAACCTGATCTGAGGCACCAGATAAAAACTTTTGGGAGGCCACATAGACTCCAAAAGGTAGCGTTGCTGCCACCTTAGACGCAGTCCCGGTGACCGGTAATACATTTACATTTGAATTAGACGCTGGCTTGAGTACTGGTAGTGCCATTTAAGAACCCTCTTATTAATTAGTAGAACACACTATAAATAGAAAGCCCCGCCTCAAAAGAGACGGGGCTTTAACTATTTTGACCTAACGTC